GAACTCCATCCGGATGTTGAGTTTGTACAGGGTAAAGGATACCGAGGGACTGGAGCGCCGGTGGTCCGTTGGAAAAATGGATCATTGGTCCGATTTAAAACGACCAATCAAGGGACTTTGGGATTGGCCAGTGGAAGTGTGAATTTTATATGGGTTGACGAACCTCCACCACCCATGATTTTTGGAGAGTTAAAATCAAGAATCACGAGAACCAAGGGCCGGATGTTATTCACCATGACACCCATTGGAGCGCCGGTGGACTATCTCAAAGAGATGGTCAAGGATGGTGTGATCTCCGAACATGTTGGAGTGATGAATGTGGCCAATACAACTCCAAAGGGATGTAAGGCCATGATGAGTGAGGAGGAGATTGAGGCGTTGAGGATGTCATATTTGGCAATAGATAGGGACGCCAGAATGAGTGGAGACTGGGATGGTGGAGTCCCAGAGGGCCGGATTTTCGACAAGTTTAGTGATGACATGATCTCCGATCTCACACCCAATCCAAATCGAGAATACATTTGGACCATTGGGATTGATCATGGTCATGACATCGCGTCTCAAGTTGCTCTCCTTTGTGCTGTGGATGTAACCGACCGATCAAAACCGGCGGTCTATGTGGTGGATGAATATGTGGCCAGTGGGGCCAAAGCAAGTGTCCACGCCAAATCCATTTTGGCCATGATCAAAAGGAATGGATTGGAAGTGGCCAATATACAACGTTGGACCGGTGACCGTTCTCATGGTGGCTCCAAACAAAATGGAGGTCGGATGTCCAACACAATGTTGATGAGTGGTTTTGTCCATGTTTTGGGCTATCCCAAAGGTCAACTCCCATTCTCAATCCGTACAGCCTATAAGCCTCGTTTTAGTGTATATTATGGTTGTCAATCCATTCATGAGTTGATGTGTGATAACCGGTTCCAAATCTTTCCACGTTGTGAGAGGACAATCAAGTCTCTCAAATATTGGGCGTTGAAAAAGTCGGGTGTTATGGATACAATGAGTGAATGGAAACATACAATCGACGCGCTGAGATATGCAATCATGGGGACCATTGATGTCCAATACCGCTCTCCAAAAACCTCCAAACTGAGACTCCGATGATCAACCAATCCAACATCCCTCCACTCCCACTCCAAAAAGATCCATCCACACAAAGAAGAATAGAACACACATCCTTGAGAAAAAGGATGTTGACTGGGATGTGGTTACAGGATTTAGTTGACTCCATTGGAGATCACATTCCACAATCACGTCAAGCCGCGTGGGGTGTTCCGGATATGTCATCCAACATCTACAAAGCCGCCACCCAATCATTGTGTGGATTGTATATGGAACCACCATCAATCGGAGTCCAAGAGACCAATGTTGGTGAGAGTGATGGTTTGGTTGGACGAGCTGGTTTGATCAATCGTGCTGGTTTGTGGCCTCTCATGCAACGTGTACAATTTTATACACTAGGATTGAGAGAGACATTTTTGAGGGTGGACATCACTGATGATGGGATGGGTCTATTGTATCGGATTGTTACTCCAGAGATGGTGGACGCCATGGCCAGCGCTGGAGATCCATCAAGACCACATACAATCAAAGAGACTCGATTGAGATACTGTGATTGTAACAAAAAATACGAGTGGACTGTTGACCACCTATCCATTGAGGATCCAGAAAATCCAATCTATGAAGTGTACACACTCAATCAAAGTGGTGAGAGAGATGAGGATGTGAGTGAGAAGTATTTGGGATCCAATATGAGTGGAACCAACTATCCATATCGTGACTCAAATGATGTCCCTTTTCTTCCATATTCTTTGTATCATTCGGAGATCCATGGTGGTCTCTTTGATCCATACAATGGGAGAGAAGTTGTGGAGGGTGCTCTCAACGCCGCTGTCCTTTATACTTACTTCCTCCATTTGGCTCGTGATTGTTCACACCCACAACGTTATCTCATGGGAGCCACATTGGCCGGATTGGATATGATGGACAACAATCTCGAATCAAGACGCGCCGCCATCGCCAGTGATCCGGCCTCCATTTTGATCTTTTCTCCGGATCCGGATTTGGTAGCCGGTCAAAATCCACAGATTGGACAATTCCAAGCTGGTGGAGATGTGGGTGAGATGTTGGAGTCAATCACAGTCTATGAGAGACGTTTGGCCACCTATGCTGGAATCAATCCAGCGGATGTCCAAAAGATGAGTGGAGATCCTCGGTCTGGTTATGCCATCGCAATATCACGATCATCATTGAGAGAGGCACAAAGAAAATTTGCTCCTTCGTTCCGGATGGCGGATGTCCAAACAATCGAGATCAGCGCAAAAATTGCCAATCGTTATTTGGGAACTTCATATCCAGAGGATGGATATCGTATCGAATACCACGCCATCCCACTCTCACCAACCGAGTCCAAAGAACAGAGAGAGAACATGTTGGCACTATTGGCCGCCGGATTGATCTCCAAAGTGGACGCCATCAAAATCCTCCATCCAGACCTTGACGATGTGGACGCGCGCAAAATGCTTTTGAAAATCCAACAGGAAAATCTAACTTTTTAACAACTCACAAAGGGAATACAAATGAGTAAAACCAAAACCATCGAGGGTGTTGAGTACATCCAAAAAGATCATGTGGACGAGATAGTCCGACAACGAATAGCCAAATACTCCGAGCGGCTAGCTCAATCGGAGTCGAAGTTGGGAGAGTATGAGGCCCAATTGGATGAGGCCAAATCCAAAATGGGATTGGTTGACAACCTATCCACACAGGTTGAAAATCTCCAAAGTGAACTCAAAACCTCAAACTCCAGATATGAACGCCACACAACGATCTCTCAATTTGGGATCAATGATGGTGATGTGAGAGATATGGTGGAGTGGCAATATGACAGGGCCATGGGTAGTCTCCCAAAAAAGGACCGAGTTGATTTGGGTCAATGGTTGGAGTCCATCAAAACGGATCCCAACACCGCTCCCTCAACATTGAGACCATTCTTTGAGTCACAGGTTGAGACACAAACGGACACCAGCCCACAACCACCACAGAGCGTCCAACAACCTCTCTCCCAACCTCCACAACCTCCATCATCCAACAGAGGTGTCCAGAGCCAATCCACAGCCGCTCCCAATGATCTTTTGACTCGTGCAACGGATCCCACATTTTACGCTCAAAATCGTGACGCCATTCGAGAGGCCTATTATTCTCGATTGGGTCAAACACCACACAAGTTTTGAGAGGTGATCCATGGCTCAGTTTTTATATAGTGATGGCGCTGGGATACCCAACCGCCATGACTTCACCAACACCAACTCAATCTCAGTCACCCATGGATTGGGATACACTCCAATGGTTTGGATTGTGATTGATGGTGTTGAGGTATATGGAGAGGTTCACTATAACAATCTTTTGACGTTTACTGTCATTTTTGAGACGAGTGAAACAGGGGTGATATATTACAGATGATCAATGATTGATCAATAATAAACTTATTTAGGAGTCCATCACCATGGCACAAAGATTTTTAGCACAAGAGGCGCTTTTTGAGGGCGTAATCAAACAAAACGGAACAGTTTCTCACGATGATCACGTTGTAACACGTGCATATCTCCATCAAAATGTTGTAAATGCAATACACCCAGATAGCGCGAACTATGCCAGTATCGTGAGTGATGGTGGTGTTGACAAGTTAAAGATCGAACCGGTCACCATCGTTGACACAACGGTTGACTCATCTAACGCAACAATCGCCGCTTTTGTCTCAAATGTGTACACTGGTTCAAACTTCCAAGAGTCTGACATTGTGATTTTGACCACAGCTTCTCCAAGTGAGTCGTGGATCCATAATGGTGGAACCGCTGGAACTGCTGCGGATTGGGAACTTCTCAACACTCAATTGAGTGATGCACAAGTCCGAGCGTTAGTATCTGGTGGAAACGCTTTGACATACAACAGCTCAACAGGTGTTTTTGATGTGGTTGAGGCTGACATCCAAGCGATGTTCAGCGCTGGAACTGGTTTGGCTTACAATGCTGGACAATTCTCTTTGAGTGCCTCATCTGATCAAATCAGTGAAGGAGTATCAAATCTTTTCTTCACCACCGCAAGAGTGGACGCACATCTCACAGCCGGCGCCGGTCTAACGTTTAACGCTGGTGAATACTCATTCACAGGTTCAACGGACGACGTGTCCGAGGGTAGCGCGTTATACTTCACTCAAGCCCGCGCACGTGGAAGTATCCAAGCAAGTGTTATCAGTGGACCGGATGTTCAACTTTTGACAGTTGATCAATCAACTGGAAATCTTTCGGTTCCTTTGTCTGGTGTATTTGCACAACTTAGTGCTGGAACCGGATTGGCTTACTCAAATGGTGTATACTCATTGGACGCCAATACTGACAACATCCAACAATTGGCCGGTGCTACAAATAAGTTTTACGCTGATTCGTTGGTTGATGCTCATTTAAGTGGTGGAACTGCAATCTCGTACAATGCTGGTGTAATCGCGTTCAACGGTTCAACGGACGACGTATCTGAAGGGTCCAACCTATACCACACGACCGCTCGCGCTCGAAATAGTATCCAAGCCGATCCAGCCGCTGGAAACCTTGTTACATTCAATCAATCAAGTGGTGATATTGCTTTGATGTTGTCTAGCCTTCGAAAAGGTTTTGCCAATCAATCATTGACAGCCAACACCAATTTGGTATTGACTCACAATCTCGGTGAACGATTGGTCCACGTTTCAGCAATGGATGGAAGTGGTAACGATGTTCAACTTGAAAAGGTTTACACATCATCAACTCAAGTGACTGTCAAAGCCACAATCAACTTGACTGGTATTGACATCGCGGTCTCAATCTAAGTCCCTCGACAAGAAAGCTGGAGTCACTCATTTGGGTGGCTCCTTTTGTTTTAGCACTTATTAATCGAGATGTGGAGTGTGGATGATCCGGATTGAGTCCCAATCAACAAAACACGATTGGATTGACGACCAATCTCCATGGGGATTCTCAACATGTTATTGGCTGGGATGAATATGTATTCATTGATTGGATTGTTTGGTCCAAACCCATCACCATCATCTCCAACATTGCCACAATACAAAGCGGCTGGAGATCCAAATGAGACCTCAGTGGCTCCGTTTGGGATAATGATTTTGGTGGCGGTGTTATCAATGTCAACGGTTTTGAATGTTGGATATGAGTTGACGTTGGTTAGATCATGAGTGGCCATGGTGTCTCCCTTTGTAAAAATGACATGTGGTGTCAATCACTTATCACCATATCACAAAAATGGCTATACTACCCACAACCACATATCTCCACCCATGGTGGATGATGGGAGTTGGTTATATCGGATAGGTTCACAACCGTTAACAGTGCAATGATCCGACCAATCCAATATAAACCAAACAAAATGAGAGAAATAAAATGGCTATCACAGATTATTCACAATTAGGCGATTTACGTCTAGCCGCAATGATTGAAAATGAAGTACGAGCAATTTTGGCTGATCAAGCCTCAATCCGTAACTCCGGAGCACTTTTGTACATGGGAGACGTGGCCGGTATCGGTTCGGATTCTTTACGTATGAGATACGCAAATTGGGGAGCGGCTACACCGTTCGCAAGTGCAAGCGATGGAGTGGAAGTATCCGAATCAACATTGACACCATCCACAGTGGACATCACTGTTGGTCGTAGCGCTTTACGTTATGACATCACAGATTTGGCGGCTATGACTGGACTGGGAATGGACATCGATCCATTTTCATTGGCTGGTAAAATGGCCATGAGTGCTGAAGCTCGTATCAACTCAATCATCACAGCAACATTCGCAAGCGCTACCAACTCAGTTGGGACATCAGGTGTGGACATGAGTGTTGATGATTTTTATGATGCTATGTTCCAACTTGAGAGTGAGTCAAACAATGGTGAATTCTATTGTATACTTCACCCACAACAGTTGAGTGATCTTCGTGACTCGTTACGAAGTGAGTCAAACAACGCGTTGGCGTTTTCTCCAGCGACTGAGGACATGTTGGCTATCAAAGGTCAAGGTTTCGCGGGTCGTTTTGGTGGTGTTGAGATTTTCAAATCATCATACGTAACAGAGGCAACTGGTAACAAAATTGGAGCCATGATGTCTCGTGGTGCTATCGCTTACGCTGTGGGAACTCCACGTCCGTTGGCTGGTGCTGGTGTTGAGATTCGTCCAGCCGGTACACCAATTGTCATCGGGTTCCAGCGCGATGAGTCAAAAGGTTTGACCGAGGTAGTCGGTAGCCTATATTGTGGAGCCGCTTTGACGGAAGATGAACGAATTGTCAAAATCGTCACAGACGCATAATCCACCGAGGGGATGGAGGGTTTGATCCCTTTGTCCCACCATCCTCTCCCCTTTTATGGGGGAGGGTGTTCTTTTAACTTCATATCAACAAAGGGAAAAACGATATGTCTTTTACTCCAACCACATGGACCGGAAAAACGGCCCAAAACGAAAATCCAAAAATCAAGATCCTTCCAAACGCACCGTTTTATTTGTTACACCACCCATTCTCATGGGAGTTGGTAGACGTTGGAGAGGGAGATTGGGAATGGCTCCCAACCTTTGGACACCTTTATGAGATCGCTGGTGTCAATGGTATTGTGGAGACACCTCGTGGACCAGACTCCACAATGAGTCGGATGAGGTTGATGGAAAATGGACAAACCATCATTGATCGTGAGTTTGGATATGTGGCACGATATGAGACCACATATGGTGGATTTTACTATTGTATGAGATGGGATGTTCCAAAGGTCATCGGATCAAAAGTATTTTGGAACCATGATAGAGATGGATATAACCAATGGAGACAAGAGCTGATTGGGTTGGGAGTAATCGCCAAACCTGAAAACGAAGTCATCCAATCAAAAATTGCATTGTTAGATAGAAAGATTGATCGCCGGTTAAAACTCCAACACATTCCAGAGATCAAAAAAGAGATTGATGGTTTGTATGGACTCAAAAGACAAATGAGAGAGAGTTTTGAGGCGATGTTCAAACCAACCAAAAAGAAAAAATCAAAAGGGGCCTAATATGTCTATTTCCAGAGAACAGGTGGAGAGAGTCACCAATCGAATGTATCAAGACGCTAAACAAAGTGGTCGTGATGTCTCCAGAGACCAGGTCCGAAAAGAAATAGTAAAACGCGCTCAAACCCAAAACATCAAAAAATCCAAATAGGAGGCTCTCATGGCTTACAATGGAAAACCCTTTTTTAAAATCCCACGTCCACTCTTGTTGGCTGGTGGTTTAGACGTTCAAACAATCTCAACAGACATCTCATTGGTGGATAAAGATTCTTTGTTCCAAGTGATTGATGGTGGTGGCGCTGATCACAATGTCACACTCCCACCGGAAAAAGATGGACGTGTATATTTTATCAAAAATGCTGGAACTACCAACAATTTATTGATCAAAGATGACGCCGCTGGTGGTGTGATCACATTGAGTCCCAATGAGGTTGTATTGTTAGGATCTTCAGATTCTTTGTGGTATGTTCTTTTGAATGTAAACAACCTATAATCTTGAGATAAATGATGTCCACACAACGATTGTATAGTCCTAGAATACGTATCCATGAGGTCCTTGAGAGGTCTCGTGGGTGTACTGTTGACCTCCCAATATATCGGGATGGTGCTTTGGTATCGCCAACAAGTGCATATTTTAGACTAGAAAATCCAAACGGTGTGGATGTCATATCTCGAACAGCGGTGTCCATTGTGGCCAATGTGGCCACCTATACAATCGCACCTAGTGAACTACCCACCACAACCCTTTTGGGTGATGGATATGTCCAATGGTGGGAGTTGACGATTGATGGTGTGGTCCACACATTCAAAAAACCAACCGCCATCGCGTTGAGTGCTTTGTATCCTGTCATCAGTGATTTGGATTTGGAGGCGGAGTATTCTGATCTCGCTTCCATCCGTCCATCATCATTGGGATCATCATATCAAACGTATATTGATGAGGCATGGGTCCAACTCATCCAACGTGTGAGAGATCAGGGTAACATTGAGTATTTGATCATGAGTCCTCAATCATTGAGATCATGTCATAAAAATCTCACCTTTTATCTCATATTCAAGGATATGGACTCCAGTGGATTGGGTGAGGGTCGTTATCTTGATTTGGCCAAAACCCATCGAAAGGAGATGGAGTTTGACTTCAAGCGGTTGAAGTTTACTTATGATCTCAATCAAGATGGACGAGCTGATAACAAGAACAAAAGACGAGCCAATTTGAGTGTGATATACACCAGCGCTCCTCCTATTTGGACTTGGAGACGATAGATGTTGGTATCACTTGCCACAATTCGTCAACGATTTGCCACCCAAATCTCCACATTGAGTGGATTTGATGAGAGTCGTAATCCATATGATGGATATGGCCGGTCACCCAATACGGTGGCTCATCAGAGATTTATGGTTGGGATCCAATCGGTCACGAGTCGTGACGATGATCGTCAACGTCGTGGAGTGGGTGTCATGTCCTCAACGATTGTGGGTGTAAAATATGCCTATCGAATACGACCAAAAGACCAGCTTATCTCATTTGACGATGGTTTGGACAGTGCTCAAACCGTTATCAATGCCATCACTGACAGATCACTCCCACTCCATGACAATCTCCAAATCCGTTTTGGTGGAATGGACAACGAGTTGAGTGATTCTGGAGAGTGGATGTCAATCACACTCACTTTTGAAGTGTTACACTATTTATATTTAACCTAACCTAACCAAAAATAAAGGAGGCTATCATGGCCGATTCTGTAGTTGTAGGAACCAGACGAGATGGAAAAATCACCATCACTGATGGAGCCGCCTCAAGTTATGAGGTATCATTCGAAGTGGGAGACTTCGCGAGTGCCGAGGCTGGAGCCGATCGCGTGGTTATTCGAGATCGTGGCGCCATTGTGGGACTGAGAGAGGGTGATGATCCTGTTTTGGGCCTATCATTTTCAGTCCACATGAGATCATTGACCGATACAACAGCGGACAATCTTTTGGACCGTTTGTACAATCGAGGATTTCACAGTGGAGCGCCATTGGCCTCAACTGGTGGAGATGGTTTTGAACAATTCCTCCAGACTGTTGTTTTTGAAGTTGACACCAGCACTATTGGAAGTGGAAAAACCTACACCGCCACATACTCCAAGGTATATTTGGAAGTATCCAACCTATCTGAGAGCGCTGATGGTAACACCATCGAAGTGACTGGAGAGGTATATGGTGGCGTTGTTTACGCTCAAACCTAATCCATAAGATAAAAGGGGATCAAAATGGAAAAAGTTAAAGTGACAACATTTGGAGAGCTGGAGTTTGTACAACCACCGCTCTCCACATGTTTTGATATTGTGTCCATGTGGAGTGATGATCAATCAAGATCGTCAATGGGTCGTTTGTGTTCGATGGCGTTATGTATATCGTTCAATGACTATCGACTCCCAAAGGTGAGACACCTCACAGACGTCCACAAATATGGCTCAACGTGTTTGGACACTTTGTTGGGTGCTGGAGTCCCAGTCAACGAGATTTTGGAGATTGGGATGATGTGTGTTGGTGAGATGGCCAAGGCTCTCCCATCCATGGACGAGGTCAAGGAGACCGAAAATTTTACCGAACCTCCAAAAGTGGAGCCATAGAGCGTCAAGGTTTCGCCATCTCCAGATTTTGGAATAAAGAGCCAACGTGGTTCCAATCATTGGACAGTGATCTCCAGACCAGACTTTTTGTGGATTGGATGATGTCTTTGGAGTCACCAAAGGACTCCAAGAAGAAAAAACAAGCGGCTCAACGGGCCAAAATCAATGAGTGGAGACAAAATGGCTAAGGTGTTGAGATATGGTAAGGGGAGAGGATCCATTGAGATTGGTGGTGGTCAACGTGATCTCATATTGGGCACAATCCGAGCCGCGGATCCATCTATCATCAAGGTTTTGGAGAAACAAACCGAGGAACTGGCCAAAAAATCTCGTGATGGTTGGTTGGTACGTCAAAAGAAGTATGGACAATCAAAGGACTCCAAAGACAAACACATCACCGGATTGAGAATAGTCCCACCATACACCGTTGAGGCTTTTGTTGAGAATACCGCACCTTACGCGTGGGCGATCAAAGTTGGTCCCACCAGCACAACCAATTTGAGAGCTGGAAAACGTTTGGCCGATGTTGTTTTATGGCAACCAGCCAAAAAGAGCGCTCAAAAGGTAGTTGAGGCCATCGCCAAAGAGACTGTCAAAAGGTTGAGGAAGTTATGAGAGATATGATGGCACGAGTCAAATGTTTTGTGTATGGTGTATTGATCATCATGGCGTTTTTGATTGTATTGATTGGAGAGAGATATGGCCGATGTAAATAAAAGTGTAGCGATTAACTACAGCGCCTCCACAGAGCAATTGGAAAGAGCACTCAAGAAGATCCCAAAGATCACAGACAAAGAGGCCACCAAAGCCGCCGGAGAGTTGGACAAAAATTTCAAGAAAATGGAGTCCAGCGCGGACAAGACCTCAAAATCAGTCTCTCAAAAGATGAAGAAAGTTGGAAAGTCCATGGCGGCTGTGGGTGCGGCGGCGGCTGTTGCTGTCACTGGTGTTGTGATGTTGTCTCAAAAGTTTGCAGACCTCACCAATGAACTGGTGGACGCCTCCACCAAAACTGGGATCGCTGTTGAGACATTGGCCGGATTGAGATTGGCCGCCGAGGGATCCGGTTTGGGTTTTGCCAATCTTGAGGGTGGTTTGATCAAGTTTCAAGGGTCGATACTTGAGGCGTCCAGAGGTTCCAAAAATCTTGTGGATACGTTTGATAGGTTGGGTGTCAGTGTCAAGGACTCCAATGGAGAGTTGAGAGACGCGGATGGTGTATTCAATGAGACTGTCAAATCATTGGGATCCATGGAAAACATGACCGAGCGGAACGCGTTGGCTATGCAAATATTCGGACGTCAAGCTGGACCGGCTCTCATCCAATCTGGAGCGTTGGAGAATCTCGAATCCATGACCGATTTGGCCACAGAGTTTGGGATCGCTATTGATGAAAATGGTATTCAATCTATGGCCCAATTTCAGAGAAGTATGGCCGAGTTTGAGACCGTTGGGATGGGTACACTCCAAAACGTCATTGGAGCCATAGCCGGTCCAAACTCAATCAACATGGCTCTCCAAGGAGCCTCCAAAGGTGTTGTGTTTATGGGGTCCATATTTGGGACCGTTTTGGGTGCGATCTCTCAAGGTTTTGAGAATGTTATTGGATTGATCAGTGTGGCCACCATGGCGATGGAGGGAGATGTTGATGGCGCTCGAGCTGTCATGGGTGATCTCCAACGTGAAACGGACAGCGCTGTTGGCAATTTGGCCAATGTATTTGAGATCGCTGGGAATGAGTTGGACAGGTTCAATGAGTTGTCAAGCGCCTCAACAGGTCCTCAAACAATGACCAACACCGCTCAAGGTGCTCAAAGTGCTACAAACAACATCACCAAAATGGGAGAGGCTACCAAGGCCCTAATCGAGTACAACAAAGAACTCAACGACCTCAATGATGAGATGATGGACACCACAACGGATTTGGCCAATCAAGTGGATGATCGTCTAACCAGTGGATACAAAAAACAATTGGACAGTGTTTTCAAGTTGGGTAACGAGATTCAAAACCAAATTGCGAATCTTGATTATGAGATGGGAGTCCTATTGGACCAAGCCGGCGCGCGCGCTCTCAGTGTTGAAGAACAAGAGAGACTCAATCTTTTGGTGGATGAGATCAACACATTGGAAGAACTACACGCGGACAATAGGATTGGAGAGATCATTGAGTTGAGCGCGATGAGACGTGAGGCCAATGAAGAACACAAAAAAGAGATCCAAGAAAGAAAAGACAAAGAACTTCAAGCGATTGAGGAAACAAAACAAGCATATTTAGACAAAGTGGACTCCATATCTGAGATGGGATCAATGGTGTTGGATACTTTTGGATCCATAACGGATACCATTCTCAACATCAATCAATCCAAAATGGATACAATGACATCCAATGTGGAGAAAGAAAGCGCCGCCATTGATCAAATGGTCAAGGATGGTGTGTTGAGTGCGGAGTTGGGAGCACAACGAAAAAAACAAATCGAACACAATCTCTCTTTGGAACTTCAAGACATGAAAATGAGAGAATATCGAATGAATAAGGCCAGCGCGTTGGCTGATATTGCTTTTGGACTCTCTAAAGCCATCGCTCAATCATTGGTCCTCCCACCAGTAGCCAGAGGGGCCAACATTGCGTTGGTTTCAGCATTGGCCGCCGCTCAAGGAGCCGCGGTCATATCTCAACCGGCTCCCAAGTTTGATGTGGGTGGTATGGTTGGACAATCGGATGGAGGTCCGGATGTTGTCAACGCCAATCTCCTACGAGGTGAGGCGGTGTTGGATCGTGCCACCGTTGATCGTTTGGGTGGTGAGAGTGGTGTCCAACAGTTACAAAATGGTGGTGGTGTTGGATCACAAGTCGTGATAATTCAACCATTCAAACACATTGACCGATACAACCGAGCGCGCTCCAAAAGGATGGCCACTCGTGTTGGGTCTGGAGGATATTAATGGCCAATATAACACCAAACCACATCCGAGGATTTTTGGTTCCATTCAAACTCACAGCCGATCATTTTTGGGCTAGTGAGTCCACATTGACTCAAAATGGGTCATTGGCTGGGATCCCAGTCTCCCAAAATGACTCACCATTGGTGGTGACTTCCAAGGGTGTCCAAACTCAAGACATCGAGATCAAAACCAATCGAGCCGGCCACATTCAAGATGGCGCCGGTTTTGTGTGGAGATATGATGGAGATACCAATTTTTATGGCCATGAGACTCCAGCTAAGCTGATGGATGTGAGATCCATCCAAGGTGGATCGGTGTCCACAACATATACACCAAGACACTCAATGAGATTGGAGAGTGGAGTTGTGTTGGTCACAGTTGAACAGGTGATCACCGGAATCTCAAATCAAATAAGGATATACAAAATTGGATTGGATGGTGTGGTCTCCAATGTGGTTGTCAATGTTGTCTCAACCACATCACTCGTGGGTAACAATCGTTATCCAACATTGGTCCAACTTCCAAATGGATTGATCAATTTGGCGATGTGGGAAGTGGATCCAGTCAAAAAATTGGCCAATATACACATCTATCAATCCAATGATGATGGGTCCACATGGACATTGGTATCATCCAAGGCGCTCCCAAGTGATTTGGATGTGAGTGGGACTTTTGGAAGTGGATTGGCCGGTGTGGAACTTCAAAACATTGTAATGGCCACCAGTGCTCATCAAGTCCTTTTGTTGGCTGGTTACAATCTCCATGATACTGATCCAGCGTTGGGATCCGTTATGAATCAGTACGGAAGTAGCAACAACGGTTTGACTTTTCGATTTGTAGACAAAACGGAGGAGGCTGATAACTCACAGTTTTATCTTCCAAAGGTGGTGGAGTTTAATGGTGTTTTCATCATTGGGTATATTGCCAGAGTTGATGAAATTCGATTCACAAGAGTCTCAAATGTATTCGATTCCATTTTTGACACAATTGATTTGATACCGGCTGATATATTGGCTGGTAATGTGTCCACAGCTCTCAACAATCGTTTAGTGGATGGTGATTGGACATTGACATTGGATACCGATGGCCGGATGTATGTCTATGCTGTCAAAACAGACAAAACCATAATCCATGGGGCTTTTAGTGATTTGGCCGGTGTGAGTGTTGAGGACTATGGAGAAAAGTGGTCATTGTATGGAAATGAGACCAATTTTGACAATACAAAAGTGTTGGATTGTCAATCACCAATCATCTCCGGAAGTGGTGGCTATAAAAACATCATGGCCGTTTGTGGACAGGGTGAAAATCTTCTTTTTGGTAATTGGGAGAATAATGGAACCAATTTGGACGCCGATGGTGTTCACATCATCACATTGGGTGGATGGTCCTCTCAACAGTATGGAAAACTCCAACCGTTCCCAAATGATAATCAATGGGGAATGGATACTCACTCATGGTGTCCGTTTGATCTCCCAAATCAAGGATCCATTTGGTCCAAAGTTGGAACCGGATCAGAGACGTTAGGTGGAGATCATATCACACTCAACGCGACTGGGAGTAACGTCATATATTATCTCCAAGGGATATACGACAAAACAAATGGGGTGACACTTCACACCAGAGTATCAGAGGTAACAGGTGGAACGGTGACACGAGGGACAACCATTGGAGTCCAAATCCAAACTCAATCCACAACGGACACATATTATTTGGAGATTGTGATTGGTTCCAATCGTATCCACGTTTATGATGCTCACACATCCACTTTGGTTGGAAGTGCCACCGGTTTGACGTTGACCGATGGGATCCAAATCCTTTGTCATTTGGACAACACCAATGGAGATGTGGATGTGTATTTTGGAGACGCTGGAAGTCCTAGACAATACCAAAACATCAATGGAACATTGACCACCGATACAAACACAACTCAACAAATTTTCTGGGGTATTCCCACCGCTGGTGGTGCTGATCGTTTTGCAGACTTCCACTTTTTCTCATATGGTTTGGGGAGTGATGTTGGAGTGTGGAACAGTAATACAATCAACTCCAAACAATACTCATCCAGAGGATTTGACACCCAAATCAAGGATGGTTTGACCATCTCCACAATTGATGGACCAGCTCGAGAGGGTGACACATATCTTTTGACTCCACAATTTGGATCTCCAATCCAACGGACTCTCCACATTGTCTCACCATCTCCACAAGTTGGATGGAGATCGGACAGTGTATCAAATCCAGATACTGAGAGTGTGAATGATCAATCAATAGCGTGGATGTTAGACACCAATCACATCACAGAGATCACACACACTGAGAGTGAGGCAATTGGAGTCCATTTGACTGGTGTTAACTTCAAACAATTCCAAATCCAATATCACAATGGAATAACGTGGGTTAACTATGCAACGATTCAAAATACTGTTGCTGGAATACGTGGAGAGGGATTGGCCGGATTTGAGTTTGAAAGAACTGGAGCGGCTATTTTCTCCAATGAGTCAAATGGTCCATATCTCCATCTCAATGAGTGTGATGGATGGTCCATTTTGTTGGTCCCAGAGGAGGGATCATCCGTTCAACGTCGTATCCAATCCAATGGAGATGGAGTATTTGGACAAACAACCTCCAAACGTGCATATCTCACCATGATTGACTCCAAAACAACAGATCCAGCGGATGGGACAGCTTATTTGATTCCATCCAGTGTATCGGTAATTATGAACATCAACTCATTGAGTGGATTTAGGATCATCGCGTTGAGTCAACCCACATATGAGGGATACTTCGAGATTGGGACAATGGTGGCCGGTCCTTTGGTCATAGCTGGTCCACAATATGGACGAGGTCGAACCATCCAAATTGAGTCCAATGTGATTGAGAATGTGGCGGCCAATGGGACGTTGTATTCCACATCTCGTGGAAAGGATGGACGTGTTGTGAGAATAGCGTGGACCGATGGTGTGGACACATCATCTCTCAACGCACCTCAAGCGGCTCCCAATCATTATGATTTGTACACTGGTAATCCAATCGCGGTCAATGGTAGCGCTCCCACAGCCATGATGGGACTCATCCAATATGTGAAGTCTAGCCAAAACGCCATTGTTTATCTCCCTATGCTCACCACCAATCCCAGTGGTGAAATTGTGCTCAATCGTTATCACAATCAAATACTCACCACCATTGGGACCGAGATCCAAATTGATCATGTGATTGGTGACGAGCTGTTGGAGAATAATTTGGGTGAAGTATTCCGAGTCTCCACAGTCCTATTGAGAGAGGTGAGATAATGTTGACCAACACCCAATTGATGGGATCAACACCGGTCTTTTGTGTCGAGTTTCTATGGGGTGGACGCGTCCACCGTTACGCCACACATGACATCACACTCCAATCCAATGGTGGTCCAATCCACTATCTCCCATCCATCATGGAGTTTGATTTTGTGGAGAGTGCGGATTTGACTTCCATTGATCTGGAGGCCAATATTGTGTCCATGGGTCTCATCATGGATGATGTGGATTTGTTGGAGAGGTGGAGTCAAGGTGACACCATGGAAGGATTGGACGCGGAGTTTTTCTATTTACTGATGAGAGACGATGTGGCCCAACAAGATTTTGAGGATCGTGTTGTGTTATATCGTGGCCAAATCCAAGAGCCTCAAATTGGAGATCCAAACCAGTTTTATCAATTTGTGTCCATATCCATTGAGGCTCAACCATATGACTCCAATAGACTGTTGATGGACTCTAACAAATACATAGACACCAGATTTGACGATAGAGACACCAACACCAGTGATGGAAAACCATATCCAATCATTTTGGGAAGTGCTGGAGGTGCTATCCGTACAACTGAGGGAACAACAAAAAACATTTTTGCTCTCCCCAATTACAATACTCAACGATATGACTCTCATTATGGTGAAATGATGATCGCCGGCCATGAGGTTGAGGCCACTGAGATTGTGATCCAAGATGAGAATTTCATGGAAACAACCAAAACCATTGGAGTGAGAGATGATGGACGTGGAAACGTGTTTTCATATGTCCGTTTGGTTCCAAGTGATAACGTAGCGATCCCAAATTACACTGGAAGTGGAGAATCTCGTCAATGGTGGTACTATTTCACCAATGGAGGTGGGTTGATCAATCCCTTTGGTGATGGTGATCTCAAAGGGGCTGGGGATATTTGCCGGTGGGCACTTCAACGATCTGGACAGCTCATTGATGATGGAGCGTGGGCCAATCTCTCACCCATACTCAACCAATATAATTTTGAGGGATACATCAATGATCCCAAGGTCACAGCTTTTGATTGGCTCAATGGTAACATTTTGCCATTTTTACCAATCACAGTCCGAATGGGTCCAAAGGGATTGAGACCGATTTTGATCGAGATGTGGGCGTTGACTCATGTTACTTCGATGGCGTCCATCACTGTTGACAATGACTCCAATGTGGTTCAAGTATCTCCAATCAACACAATCCGGACCACATCCGAGTTGGTCAATGAGTTGACATTGAGATGGGGGAAACGTGGATTTGATCAATCTTACACATCCATGGTGAGAGTCACCAACATCAAATCAGAGGAGTATGATGTTGTGAGTGATTATTCCATTTTGTCGGTCAACAGATATGGAACCAAACCGGCGGCCATGGATAGTGATTACATCTATGATCGAGATACCGCCATCAAGGTGGCCATGGATTTGGTCCGGTCCAAATGTCTCCCAATCCAATCCATTGAGGTGGATGTTGATATGGAGTTGGGTTGGTTGATGGTTGGAGATGTGTTGGATGTCACAGTCCCAAAATTGTATCTCACCAATCACAAAATGATCATCGTCTCCAAACGATGGAGAGAGACACATTGGAGATGGGAGTTGGCTTTTGAGATGAATCCAAGACAATGACATTGGGTGTCATAGTGGATGACCATTGACACATTTTGGAGTATACTCATATCATGATCGTATTTCTTGACAGACAACACCATGGAAAACCCAACCGCTGGGATGATTGTGGCGCCTCCAATGATGGTGTCCATGAGACGTGGTTAACCGCTCAATATATCCATCACTGTGAGTGGAAGTTGAGAGAATCTGGGATCAGTGTTTGTGTGTTGAGTGATGGATCATACAAAGATCGACACAAACGAGTGAACGAATACTCCAAGGGCCATGAAAAATCAATTTATGTCTCATGTCATGTCAACGCCGGCGGTGGTGACTATGGATCCGTATTCTATGACCACAGGTCAACCAGTGGACGTGATTTGGCTCAACATATCAATGGACGCCTCCACCAATGGTGTGATCCACTACACAACAAAACAAAATCCATCGCCTCCAATCCAGATGATTGGACTGTGAACGCTTACAACACGATCAAAGGTGTTGGACGTCCGGTGGCCGTTTGTTTTGAACCGTTTTTCATTGATTGCAATGAACACAAAGAACTCATGACACCCAATGGATTGGAGTTGGTTGGACTCTCATTGGCTGTGGGTATCAAATCATTTTTAGAGGAGTAAAATCATGGACTGGAAAAAAATCAAAATGGTGGCCGCTATTCTCAAGGCTATCCAGCCAATCATTTGGGCACTGGTAGACGACATCATTGAGGCCAAAGACAAGGACTCCAAAGGTGGTGAGAAGATCACCAAAGAGGAACGTCAACAAATCATACTTGATAACCTGTTGGACATTCCAGAAAAGATCGAACCATTGATCAAAGGTTTGTAAGTCATGGGTGAAGAACAGCTCTTGTCTCTACTGTTGCAAGGTGGACCAAATGTGGCCTTTGCTGGTTTTCTCTTTTGGCAATACAAAGAGCAACAAAAACGAGCCGATGACAGAGAGACCAAAAACGAGCAACGTGAGAAAGAGTTAAGAGACCGATATGATAAGGTGATCAGTGATCTCCATACTCGTGAGGACGCTATCCGGACCGAGATAGTCAAAGAGATCAACGATTTGGACAAACGGATGAGTCTATTGGAGCAAAAATTAGACATCGTCTCCTCAATCGTTGAGGAGATAAAGTCCAAGTTTCAACGAGTCGTTTGATTTTTTTTGAGGATCTCGATGGTTTTGATGAGTCCCTCCAGTTGGAAAACAGTCAACACCATCTCACTATCCCCTCGAAGTTTGACAATTTCCACATCATCCTTGAGGGCCTTGAGATTGACACTTTGTCCAATGGTAGTGGTTACACATAGTTTATAGAGTTTGACAAGGTCCTCAACGTCCTTTTGAGCGGTGTGGGCGTTATGATGGGACCAACCAAAGAGAGTCCGGAGTTTGGACATTGAGGCGCTGGAGGTTGGGATGTGTTCCCAGACCAGTGATTGAGTGTCCAGCTTCCTCCAAGTGATCTTTTGGCCGGTGGTCGATTTGATATGGTAGTCGAGCCAATACCAATCGAAATTCACATTGTGAGCGCAAAAAATACCATATTCCAGAATACGATATATTTGGTCACACACATCCACCCAACGAGGAGCGCCGGCCCACTTCTCATCAGTATATCCATTCACCTCCAGAGCGCGTGGATTGGCTCTCTCAAGGTGTTCCGGTTGGATATATGTGTGATACCGATTGGAGATGGTTTGGCCGCCATCCAATGAGGTCCAAATACACACCTCCACAATCTCACCCACAGTCCAATCAAAATGTGTGGTCTCAATGTCCACAAAGTGGAGAGGATAGTTGGAGTTTTTCATATATGCACCACGTCAAAAGGTTGATGAGTGGAGTATATCACAAAAAAATCTTTTCTGTTGGAGCGTCGGTTCCATCGGACTTCTTTTGGTATATATGAAAATAAAACAATCAAAGTGTAAATAAAACTAGACAACATTGTAAAGAATACATTACACTTAAGACATGGACAAAACGTTCATAACAACAATAACAACAGGAAACACGATGGCCAAATCAATCATCCAAACACCAAAAGAAATGACTCCAGTTTTTACTATCGAGCGCGCTTTTGAAATTCGTCGTCAAATCAACAGTGATCTCTCATATTCCCGTCAAGGTCGAGGATGGAGTCAATCAATGAAATTTCAAGCAAAAAAAGAAATTAGTGAAAAACTCAATCAAATCAAAGACGCGCGCCAATGGGAACAATTGAGATTATTGGCCTATACCGCCGCAAATACCAACATCCAAATGAGTGGATGTGGTTCTACTTCTTTACTCCCAACCGAATATATCGCAACTTTGAACAAAGCGATTGTGTGGAGCCTCCAATATAATCGTCCATATCGTCAACGCCGGTCAAACATCTTCACTTTGTCTTATCGTGTCAATCTGGACAAGGTATGGACCAACCGCGGTCGTGAGTACAGTGTGAGACAATTTATGCCAACCCTAAAAGATTGGAGGATAAATGAGTTGGCTCAAGGTGGTGAGATCAAGTGTAAAGCCGGTTTGATCAATAAGATGGATTACAGTATGGATCAGTTACAACAGTACCTACCCCAGTGGTTATTTGAGGCGGTGGTTGAGTATCATGACAAAGCAAATCATAATTTCATTACAACATTAAATTGGTTGCCAACATTAAAATCAAACGTCAAATCAATCAAATGTTATCAAGATTTGACCATATAAAATCGGTAGCTACCAACAAAATCAATCAAACCGGAGAGGCTCCAAAGGGTCTCTCCACTTCAACTGGAGAAACAACATGAAACAATCAATCAAAAATAACATCATAGGGACACTCATTGTGGGTGTCGTTATCATGGCCGGTCCTCTTTTCATGGCCATCATTTGTCACGTGCTGGAGGTGTAAAATGACAACCTATGGACAACGAATCAAAAAATACATGGATGAGATTGGATGGACTGTGGTGGATCTCAGTCGTGAGACATTGATCCATTTTGTGGAGTTGGAGGCCATCATCAATCATGGTCAACTCCCAACCACCAATCAGCTCATGATCATCGTCAACAAAATCAATCTCAAGTATCCAAAATCACGTCATTGGGAAATTTTCCATGACATCACATTTCACACAATCCTCAAAGGTGAGTAACATGACAACACAATCAACCAAAATGACACCCAACACCAGATCATATATCAAACAATATGGACGCGTCTCACATCGCAACCAAACACCACAGCTCGAACAAATCACCCATGATGGTGAAGTCATTGGAGAGGTGTCAATCATTTGGGAGTGTGATTGGGTTTTCAGTGCCAAAGTGTTCTCAAAGGATGGAGCGTTCAAAATCAATCTCCAGCGCTATGAGGACGCTGTGAGGTGGATATGGATCCGTACTCTGGAAGTCAACCGCCACAAGTCTTTTGGAGCCTATTTGACGTACTTTTTGAGTGAGGTCAATATGTCCAAAACCTCATTGGGTGTCAATCTCAATGTGTCACGTCAAACAATATATGATTGGCTCAATGATGTGAGTCTCCCAAATACACCAACATATCTCAAGTTTGCTCGATTGGTGGCCAAATGGACTCGCTGTGATTTAGCCACAACATTGGTGGACATATCGGACTCAATCCATTAACAAAAAAGAAATGGGAGAACGCTGGCCAGCCTCTCCCACTTCAAACAACATAACAATCAAAAACATTGGAGTAACAATGTTCGAGTACAGTATAACACTATTCGACAACATCCACCAACGAAGTGGACGATCAATCACCATGGATGTGGACAGAATATGTCAAGGTCTATCCACACCAATCCACACGTCCATTGAGGACAAATCACGACTCCCATTGTGGAGTCCCACCACCTTTGATGGAACTAGATCAACCAAAAACGCTCAATCCATCTCAATGTTGGTGTACGACATGGATGATGGAGACAGCTCGTTTGATGTGTGGTGTCTATTTGCTCAACGAGGGTGGACAACCATAGCCCACACCAGCGCCTCACACTCTCCCAACCATCACAAGTATCGTGTGATCATCCCATTGGCCTCTCCACTTCCAAAAAGTGATTGGGACCGAGTTTGGAGGGCCTCCTTTGAGTTGTGGATGGATGTGGTTGGGATTGGAGTCCCAGACACCAAAGCCATCAAAGATTTGGCTCGTGTTTACTTCCGTTATGGATGGACTCGTGATTCCAAATTGGAGATGATGGATGGGTCCAAAGTGTGGCCACAATCTCATCCATGCTCTCCAGCCCAATATCATAGGAGTGGATATTGGATTGGACGTCCATTGGAGTTGAAGTATGACCACATCCAACTCCCAAAGCCCAAACCGCGTCCAAAGTTTGACCGGACAAAATCTCAAACGTTGGATAGTGCTATGATGGATCCACAGTTGAGAGAGCGTGTTGGGATCAACGCTGGTGGACGTATCGTTGGAGATTATATCAAACACATCCAATGTCCCTCATGTGGTCAAAAATCGGTATTTTATTCCATTGATCCATCAATGGGAAACTCAACAAAATGGCCATCATGTAACCGGATCAATAAATGTGGTTGGTGGGGTAAGCTGGAGACATTGTCATGAGTACATATCAAATGGATAAAATCACACTTCACCATCAAGATTGTGTGGAGGCCATGAGAGAGATGGAGACCAACACCTTTGATTTGGCCATAGTAGATCCACCATATCAATTGGGTACTCCCAGCGCTTACAGTGGAGCCGGTAAATTGGCCAAAAGAGTCCTCAACCAATCGGACAAAATCTCCAAATGGGATGTGGCTCCCACAGTGGAGTATTTTGAGGAGTTGATGAGAGTCTCCAAAAATCAAATCATATGGGGTGGGAATTATTTTGATCTACCTCCCACACGTTGTGTCATTGCATGGGATAAGTGCCAACCATGGACCAACTTTTCTCAGTGGGAGATGGCGTGGACATCCTATTCCAAACCGGCCGCGCTGTTCAAGTTTGACAACCGGACTGGAGGAAAAATCCATCCAACTCAAAAACCTGTCAGATTATATGAATGGATTTTGGAACGATTTGCAACCAAAGGAGACATGATTTTGGATACTCATTTTGGAAGTGGTTCCAATGGTATAGCGTGTCATAACATGGGATATGAGTTGACATCATTTGAGATTGATGGTGATTATGTCTCCAGAGCGGTTGATCGTATCCGGAGACATCAACTTCAACTCTCATTCAAATGGTGAAACAATGTTAACCAATATAAGTATCCCAAAAGGAGCCGGCCAATTTGGAGAGTGGGTGATCAAACTCATGGCCAAACAAGACATGACCAGAGATGATGTGGCCAATCTCATGGAAGTGACACCGGCCACCGTTAGACGTTGGATGGTACAACCTCGAAAGATGAAGATTGAGACATTGATGGAGATGGCCAAAATCATTGTGGGTGATGATGATGTGATGGTGGACTCATTCATCTCTCAAGCGATGACGAAAATAATGAACAACAAAAACACGACAATCAAACAACACAAAAACCGGAGTATCAAATCATGACAACAGACAAACAAAGAGAGGCCAGAGAGAGACTATTGGAGATGGCCAAAACATTGGGGATCCGATTGGTGGAGGACGTTGAGTCCACAGTTGATCCAACCATCCCAATGGGAGCCGATCCAGCAACGTGGGAGCGCCTCGACAAACCAAAAGCCCAATACGATGAACATGGACACCTCAAAAAACCTGTCATTCCCAAAACGAGTCGAATCAATACCAATCTCATATTGGAGACCGATCCAAAATACTCATCATTGGTGTTTTGGGAGCATGCTGATCAAATCCTTTGGAGGGGGAAAATGGTCAGTGACGCCATCATTGAGGACATCGCGTTGGATATGGAGGTCCGTTACAGATACCGAGTATCCAACAAACTGTTGGAGGGTGCGGTGTTGAGAGTGGCCAATCAACGGATCCACACACCAATCAAAGATTGGTTGGGGTCATTGGACCCATGGGATGGGACTCCGAGGATTGAGAATCTGGCCGAAAATGTTTTGATGTGTGAGACAACGGATGAGTATAGACCATTGATCCAAAGGATGACAGCTTTGATGTGGATCTCTTTTGTGGCTCGAATCTTTGAGGCTGGATGTCACGTTCACACACTTCCAATCTTTGTCGGTCCAAAAGGAGTGGGAAAATCCATGACGATGGAGATCATGTGTGAGCAATACTTCACACGAGCTGATCTTCCGATTGGTAAAAAGGACGCACTGGAGAAAATCCATCAAGCGGGGATGTGGGTTTGGGAATTGGCCGAACTCAAAGACCTACAAGGAAAATCCGCCGATGTGGCCAAACAATTTCTCTCCACCAGTGAGGATTTGTATCGTCCATCCTATGGCAAACTTCCAGTCAAGCGAAAACGGAGGACGTGTTTTGTTGGTACAACAAACAATTATCATTTCATGGATGATGGTCCAGAGCGTCGGTTTTGGGTGTTCAAAATCCTCAAAAAGATCAACATCCAGTATCTCCAAACTCATAGAGAACAGATTTGGAGTGAGGCGGTCCACTTCTACAAACAAGGGATCTCGTGGTGGTTGGATCCGGAGTTTGAGGACATGTTGAAAGATTACCAAACCGCGTTTTTGGTGGATGATCCTTGGGCTTTTAAGGTACACAAAATCATGATCCAACGTGATGAGGGGACCATTGACACATCCACTGGAGACATCATTGAGGCTTTGGAATTGCCAATGCACATCTCCCACACTGGGAACGCCAAACGGATAGCCGCCATCATGACTCAACTGGGATACGAGTCCAAACGACGTGGATCAAGACGAGTTTGGAAAATGGCAAAATAGTTATCCACAGACTTATCAACAGGTCTCCAACTTCGATGAGTTGGGGGCCTTTTTACTTATCCACAAAGTTATCCACAGACTTATCCACAAAGTTATCCACAGGTGTTGATAAGTATGATACATTCAAATCATGAGTGACAAATCAATTACACAGCTCGTGAGAATGATGTTGAGAGGTATTGAGACCGCGGTACCAATAGATCCTATTCAAGCGGCTCAACATTTTGAGACAACCATCAAAGAGATGGGGTTGTTTTATGCTCATCATGATGGTGTTGGATATGTGTTGGATGATGATGATGAGGTGATGATGGTCCACTTCAAGGATGATGGGGTTGATTTTGATGAACACCATGAACATCCACAAACACTCAAGGTCATCCAATGTGTCCTCAACAGTCTCACCCATATGGAAAATCAATACTTATTTGGTTCAGATGAGACCGATGATGATAGTGATGATTTTGATTGGGTTTGAAGTTATCCACAGACTTATCCACAATTGTTGATAAGTTGTCTTTTATTGATATATCACGTCTAAAATTGGTATATCTGGACACAACTGGCCAAAAATCACACCAGTTTCACGCCAATTTCACACCAGTTTCACACCAGTTTCACACTAGTTTCACACCAACAAAAATCTCTACAATGTCCACAATGTCGAACCTATAGAGAAAATACACTCTAAAAACACACTTTTTTTAGTCTAAACTTTTATATACCCTTTGAGATATGGGTCTATGAGTCCAAGACAACATTTTTGATCAAATGTGGAGTCATATTGGTGAAGTACTCCACCAGTGTCGATGGGATACCATATTTGGTGACGTGTGAAACACGTGTGAAAACAGTGTGAAGTTCTACGACCACAATGGATGGGATTGTGTTATGTTGTGGCTATGAAACGACACCACACATTTGGTGATTGGAT